GCCGCTTTATAACGACACCCGCTCATCGTGGGATGATGTGGTGATCCAGCTTTTCAGCCCCGAGATGGTCGAGGCTGTGTCCGTCCACACCATCGCGCTGGGCGAAGGTGCATCCTCCGGCGCACCGGCGGACGTGCGGGTCGAGCAGATACAGGCCCAGCTCTCGCGCGTTGCCCTGCCGTTTGTCATCAATCCGCAGAATACGTTGGCCATCACCCTGATAGATGGGCTGGCGAAAGCGGAAAACTATTTTGCCGAGGCGCTTTATAAGGCCGAGATCTTTCCCTGCACGTTTATTGGCGGCTCTTCCGGCGGCACGCTTGATTTCCGCGAGACAGCCCTGTTTGACGGCAGGCGTGTGGTGCGCAACCATGCGGTGCTGGCGTTTATCAAGCTTGCTCCCGATTTTGCATTCAGCATTTTCAAGACACAGAATTTCGTCAATACCGGTCGTTCCTTCATTGTCACGGAGGCCGATGCCGGCAGCCGTCTGGTACGTTCCGTGCTGGACCGGCAAAGTGTGACGGTCGTCAATATCCTTGATACCCTTGCGGCGCTGATGTCGTGCCGGAAGGAAAAAGTCCTTGAGGCACTGGAAGATTACACATTCGCGTTGTCCATCGAGGGGGAGCTGTACATCCGTTCCGTTTCAGGGATTGATGTTGAGCAGGGTGTGGTGTCGTTCTATGCCGACATCAATGTCGGTGATGAGCTTTTTCTTCTGAAATCTAAGGACTTTAACGAAACCACCCGCTCTGACCTGCGCGCGTTCCTGCGCAACAAGCCGCAGCCTGTGGGTGCTATTCTGAATGACTGTATCCTGCGGCGCCTGAACAATGCCAACCACCTGCGTGAGCTTGATGGCATGTGGCCGGTGCCTGCTGCCGGTTTCTCGTGCTTTGGCGAGTTCTTTGGCATCAACATGAACCAGACCCTGACGGCAGCGGTGTTTTTCCGGCTGGAGGAGGGGCAGGTTTTCCACGATGAATTCATAGACTTTTTCCCCATCTATTATGGCCGGTTCTCACAGTATTTTTTGCAGACGCGCCTTAACCAGCAGAAAATCCTTAACGATATCCGCAAGGGTTTGATCGAGCGCATGGTGGACTTCATCCGCCGCACAGCGCAGAGCAGCCTTGAGCTCGAACAGATGGTGAAGCAGACCGAAGCGGTACGCGCCACCATGGAGAGTGTCCGCGCGGAACTCCATGCGCGTATGCAGAGCATGGCCAATGATGACCAGAAAGGCGTGCTGGAGGAAGAGTTCCAGAACGTTGTGCACAAAACCAAGGAACTGTTCGATATCGTGACCATTCTGGAGAAAATTTCGCTCCAGACCAATATCCTGTCACTGAATGCGGCGGTCGAGGCGGCACGGGTGGGCGAGCAGGGCAAGGGCTTTGCCGTAATTGCCAGCGAGGTGCGCGTTCTTGCGCAGCATACCAAGGACAGTCTGGGCAAGAGTTCGCAGGCGCTGGCGGGGGTCAAGACTTCAACCGGCGTGCTGGGCCAGCATATTGGAGAGTCGGAAAAAAAGCTGGCCGAAGCGCGCGATAACTACGGCGAAATCTTTACCCGTATCGGCAACATGTTCTCATCCTTCGAGCAGATCAACGAAGTGATGAACTCGGTCGAGGAAATGTCGCACCAGCAGGCGCAGCTTATCCGCAAGGTCGAGGACGATATCGCCCATCTGCGCAAAATCGAGCAGTAGGGACTATTCCCGGCCGGGTGCCGAACACGTCGGCCGGGAACACGGCGTGCCCCAAAGCGGGGCGCGGGGGCTAGTGGAACCAGCCGGACTCTTTTTTGACAGCCGCCTGACCATGCAGCTCGGCGGCGTTGCCTTCCTTTTCCAGCATGGTTTTCGCGCCAGATGACACGGCGCGGTTTGCATCCGCTTCCGACTGGGTAAGGTCGGTCTGGGCCTTCTGCTGGTTGAGCTTGCTGTCGATCATGTCGTTCTCACGCGAGACCTGCGTTTTCTTCGACTGAACATCCAGCGCGCGATCTTCCAGCTCAAGGGCGCGCAGCTTGTCTTCGTAGGCATCGTCGCGCGCCTGACGGGCGTCCTTGCGGGCCCGTTCCTCGGCCGCGGCACGGGCCTGTGCTGCCTGACGGGCAGCCTGGGCGCGCGCCTGAGCCTGAGCCTGCGCCCGTGCGGCGGCTTCCGCCTGCGCCTGGGCCTGAAGCGCCTGATACGTGTTACGTTGCTGGGCCTCATCCACGGCGTTGATCTGATCTGTCAGCGACTGCGCCTGCACGGGGCCGGACGCAATGGCGGGAAGAATCAAGGGCAGCAGCAGGGCGGCCCGCACAACATGTTTCATGACGATCATCCCTTGCGGTGTTTACCGGGTGGGCGGGCAGGCATGGTTGGGCTGGATGCGTGTTTCGCCCGGTGCGGATTCAACCATGATGGCGCGACCAGGTGCGAACTCGCAGGCGCGCCCGACCTGTGCGGAGTTGAAGGTCTGGTTGTTCTGCTCATAGGTCAGGGACACGCCCTCCACCAGTGTCTTGCCGGGCACGAGAGAGCCCGCCCCCACGCCGGCGGCGGCGCCGCCAACGCCACCCAGCGCCCCCAGCCCGGCCGAGCCGCCTACGCCCGCGCCCAGCCCGGCCCCCAGACCCGCGCCAAGAATACCGCCAACGATCTGGGCGGTCTGGCGGTTGCGCTCGTTGCTGACCTGCACCTTGGCGGGCAGAACGGCCAGAATGGTCACAACCTTCGCAAGCTGGCGCTGGTTGACCTGTGCGGCGGTATAGGTATCTGCTCGGTTTTCTTCGCCGGGGGTGGCGCAGGCCGCCAGGGAAAGGGCTGAGGCCAGCAGAACGCCGAGTTTTGCGGAGGTTTTGGTCATGGTCGATCCTTGGATCATGGAGAGTCGTGTTTCATGCTTTGTAGGGCACGTTCAGGGCATTGAAAATAATAAGAGTCTGAAGATTGACAAGCCGGATAAGCAAGCCGGACCTGCGAAGGTTAATCGTCGCCCGTGTAAGAAATATTAACGGAACATAAAAATTCTCAGGAGTCCATTTTCATTGCAGGATCGGCTTTGTGCGCGCGCCGGTTGTCTCTTTCAGTGCCCCGTAGTGGCCGAGTACCGTGCGTGCAGGTCACGGACAGCCTGTACCAGCTCGCCAATGTTGTCGTTGCAGAAGGTAGCCTGCATGGCGGCCAGCGGCGCATCGGTAAAGAGTGGCCAGTCAAGGGCGTCATGTGCGGCCTGCAGGGCCAGAATGGCGCGCTCGTAGCGGTCGATTTCGCTGGCCAGAAGCGGCGGCAGGGTAGCAAGGCTGAACAGGCCGTCAGCCACAGCAGCGGCGTAAGGGCGGACGAAGTGTCCAGTCATGCGGTCTGTCCCTCCCTGGCGCTGGAACCGTGGGGAGTGTGTGCGACAAAAACGCACAACGTGCAAGACTAAAAGATCCGCCGCCTGTGGTGCGTGCCTATTTCCATGTCCATTTGCCCACAACCCGACCGTTGATGCTGATTTCATCCAGCGTCAGCTCATAGGTGGAATAGGCGGGATTGATGCTCATGATCCGCACGCGGCGGGGTTCTTCCATGCCGGGCAGGAGTTCGAGCCGCTTGAGCACAAGACCGAATCCGTCCCACAGCACATAGACCCCCGGCGGCGAGGGCGTGTGATGAGCCGTATCCACCAGCACGCGGTCTCCAGCCTGATAATCAGGTTCCATGCTGTCGCCCGCTACGCGGATAATAGCCAGTGCTTCCGGCGATTCAGCAAAGGCGCTGATATAGCCGCGCGGCAGGCTCCAGTGTTCGATCGGCTTTAATCCGTCCTGTGGCGCGCAGAGAACGGGCACACTGCCCGGCCCGGCGGAGGTCAGGACATCGTATTCCGGTATGCTGACCTGCCGGAGCGAGGAGCGCGCGGGCTCATCTTCCTGCGTTGTAGCCGCGGGGGCTTCAGGCAGGCTGCCGGTCATGCCGCGTGGGAAGCCGGGCTGCCGCTGTGGCCGCCTGTCCGCGAATCCGTTTATCTGGGCGGGGTCGGTGCGCCCATGCTGGCCAAGGTTCATGCCCAGCACGGCCTCCCCCGTGGTCAGTCCCGCCAGATTCCAGACTTCGGCCGTGGTAATGGGCGGCTCCCCCCGGCCCGTCAGCAGCGGCACCATGAGCTTGACCATGGCGAGCGGCAGTTCCTCCTTTTTGTAGGAGGTCTCATACGTGCGGTAGGAGGAGAACTTGTCTCCATACCCCAGTGCGCGCGCGAAATCGCGGATTGTATAACCCGCACGTTCGCGCAGGGCCTTCAGCCTGTCCGTGATGCGAATTCTGGTCATGCGGTATTGTGTGTGAAAACGGCGCACGTGTCAGTGCGGAAAAAACGCTTGATCCTTGTGCGACTTGAGGGCACATTTCGTGCGTATTTGACGCACGAGACTGACGCCGCCCCGCCGGGGTGGCGGGCTCGTAACCGCAAGGCCCGCAATGACCGACCATCCCGCCTGTAAGCCGCCGCCCGATCCTGCGCGGCCTTCGCCTGCCTGCCCGCTATCGGCCCCCGCTCCTCTGACGCCACCGGATTCTGACCTGCGGGGCCTGCCTTTCATGCCGCTCGATACGGTGCGGCTGCTGGACAGCGATCTGTTCGCCCTGAGCACAGGCGATGAGTTCAAATGCGCCGTGGCACTGTGGTGCAAGGCATGGCAGCAGGTGCCCGCGGGCAGCTTGCCAGACCATGAGCGCGTGCTGGCGCATCTGTCTGGCGCTGGAGCGGGGTGGCCCGCTATGCGCGCCATGGCCCTGCATGGGTGGGTCATCTGCACGGATGGCCGCCTGTATCATCCCGTTCTGGCGGAAAAAGCCAACCATGCCTGGAAAGCCCGGCAGGCGCAGCGTGCGCGGGCCAACCGCCGCTGGCACCCGCAGGAGTCTACGGATCGAACCTCGGCGGTCGCCGCGTCTGACGGTGCCGCGGCATATGCAAGGGAGAGTACAAGGGAGAGTACAGCAGACAGTACAAGGGAGAGTCCGCAGCCGGATATTGCGGGCCTGCGTGGGGCAAGGCTTTCGCCCGCGTGGCAGCCAGACGCCACACTGCAGGCCTTTGCCAGCACGCTCGGGCTGGACCCGCAGGGGGTGGCGGAGCGCTTTCGGGATTACTGGCTGGCGGTGCCCGGCGCGCGGGGGCGTAAGGCAGACTGGGGCGCCACATGGCGCAACTGGTGCAGGCGCGAGCAGGCCGGAGGTGGCGTGCGGTCTGCCCGGCCATCGCACCCGCTGGAAGAACAGGCCATGCGGCTACTCCGGCGTGGAGCGGGGGCAGGGTGATGGAGGCATCTTTCCTGCAACCTGTCTGGCTGGGTGGGCAGGCCTGCGGGCCGGGGCCAGATCTCGCGCGGGAACTGGCGTGTTTCCGTCCCGGCGGGTTTGCGCCGCCGGATAGTATTGTGCCGGAAGCGCGTGCCCTGCTGGCCCGGCTGGACCATGCCCTGCGCCCCTTGCCCGAAGCCACGTTGCGGGCACATCTGCGCGACCTTGCGGAAATCGTGAATGCGGGTGTGGCCAATCCGTTGCCGGGCGCGGCGTTTGAGCTGCGTTGTGCCGCCTTGCGGCTGGCCTGCGCGCCGCTGCCCGCTCTGGTGTGGGAAGGGGCTGTGGAGCGTGAGGCGCTGCGGCAGTTCCGGTTTTTTCCCTCTGTGGCCGAACTGGCGGCGTTTTTGCAGGCGCGCAGTGCGTCCGCGCGCTGTCTGGCGGCCCGGCTGGGGCTGCTTCTGGCCGACGTGGACCGCCGCGCCCGTGCGCGCCAACGCCATGCCCTGCGTGAAGCGGCATGGCATGACGCCCGCCCCGGTCTTTCAAGCAATCACGAGAACAGAGAATAACGATGCCGCCTATGACAACCTCATCCTCCATTGCTGGTGCGCGGTCTGGCGTGCCGCTTGGCCCGACGCCCGAGCGTCTGGCGCGCTCCGTCTTTACGGGCGGCGCGCCGCTGCGGGTGCTTACCACCGTTCAGGCGCTGCTGAATGCGGGCGATATCGGGCAGGACGCCGCCAACGCCGCCGAACGCTGGTACCGCGACTGGATGTTCGCGCGTGAAGGCGTGGCGGACTGCGCGCCCGCGCCGCAGGCGGAATCCACCACCCGGCATGATGCCGTGTCCTGGCAACTGGTGCGGGGGCGGGCCTCTGCCAGACTGACGGATGTACGCGCCGCTCTGGGCGGCTGTGGCGAGGTGCGCCTGTGTCTGATGATGGTGCGTGAACTGTCTTTTTCCCAGATGGGAAAAATCCTGTTCCCGCATCTGTCCGAGGCGCGCGCGCGGCTGAAGGCCTCGGCTCAGTGCGCTATGGTGCTGGAGCAGCTTGAGTCTTTCTATGCCATGGCATGGCAGCGGCATGGCTCTGAAAAATCTTCTGATACAAAGGAATTTTGAAAAAAATATCTTGCCAACTGCGCGCGGGCTTGATAGGTATTTTCTTACATTGGAATTTCTGCGCCAGCCAGCCGCCTTCGGGCGGCTTTTTTTATGCCCGGATGCCTGCGGCCGGTCTGGCGTATTCTCGGAAACAACATGCTACAGACAGTTAAATGTTCGGACATTGTGCGCCTTGGGCGTAACATGGCCGTATGCGTCGGCGTACGACAGGACCACGCCATCCTGTGTTTTCTTGTGCCGGAATCAGAAAATACATGCCATAGGGCGGATGTATCGCTCTCTCTGTGCGACAGTGCGGAGGCCGGTATCAGGCCGGATCAGCGCGTGCGCTGCGTCGGGCGTGTGCATAGCGGTGCGTTGCAGGCGGAGGGGCGGATGCCCGCTGAAGCCATGCGGCGTATTCTTTCCATGCTTGAGCGCGAAAACACCTTTCAGGCAGCCGAACAGTCCGGCTCTGTCCGACCTGGCCCACGTGCCTCTGCACAGCATGGGGGTATTGTTGCATGGCACGCTCAGGCCGAGCCGCCCCTGCGCGGCGGTGGGCTACGTGTTTTCTGCCGGACAGGACAGGAATGGGCAGAGCATGAACGAACAGGATATGGCCGGGCCGGACAGCCCGCCCGGCGGGAGCGCGCCAGAGAGCAGCCCGGCCAGCAGTCTGCACGGGCACAGCCCGCTCCACAGCGTGAAAGCCTGCACGCCTGACCCACCGCTGTCGGCGGCGCAATGGCGGCTGGTGCTCAGCCTGACGGAAGAAGGATGCAGCCTGCGCGAGATCGCAGAGCGGCCGGATATGCCGGGCTGGCATGTGCTGCGCCGCCATGTGCGGGGCAGCGGCGCGCGGGCGGCGGGTTTTGCCCGTGCGCGGATGCTGGCGGCGGAAGCCTTCGAAGACAGGCTGATCAAGGAACTTGAAACCATCAAGGGAGAGGACACGGCGGCCATGCGCCTGCGTATTGATACGCTCAAATGGCTCATGGCCCGCCGCGCCCCCGCCCGATATGGCGAGAAGGCGGAAGAGAGCGATGCGCGGCCCGAGCGCCCGGCTGTGGTGCGGCGCGTAATTATCGACCCGCCAGACCCGTCCTCATGAAAGACCGGCGGCTGCAACGCGCCTTGCGCGCGCTGGATATGCCGACCGCACGGGTCTTTGCTCCGCTGTTGGGGCCGTGCCGCTACAAGGGGGCGTATGGCGGCCGTGGTTCCGGCAAGTCGCATTTCTTTGGCGAATGCGTGGTGGAGGAGCACCTGCGCCTGCCGGGGCACCGGAGCGTGTGTATCCGCGAGGTACAGAAATCCATGGAGCAGTCATCACGGAGGCTGATTCTGGACAAGATTACCCGCTACGGGCTGGAACCGTGGTTCGATGTGCAGGACCGCGCCATTCGGACACCGGGTGATGGTCTCATCATTTTTCAGGGAATGCACAGCCATACGGCTGACAGCATCAAATCGCTTGAAGGGTTCGATCGGGCATGGGTGGAAGAGGCCCAGAACCTGTCCGCCCAGAGCTGGCGCCTGCTGCGGCCCACCCTGCGCAAGAAGGATTCGGAAATATGGGCAAGCTGGAACCCGGTTTTTGAACATGACCCGGTGGATCAGTTCTTCCGGGGGGCGGGAAGCGAGCGGCCTGATCTTGTGGCCGTGCGGGCCAACTGGGCCGATAATCCGTGGTTTGCTGAAGGTGCTCTGCCGCGTGAGCGTGAGGCGGATGCTGCCGCCCGCCCGGATGACTACGCCCATGTGTGGGAAGGGGCTTACCGCACCCGGTCGGATGCACTGGTCTTTTCCGGCATGGTGGAGGTGCGGGCGTTTTCGACGCCGGACGATATTCGCCCCTATTACGGTGTTGACTGGGGTTTTTCAAAAGACCCTCTGGCGGCCCTGCGCTGCTGGGTGGCGCAGGATGTGCTGTATGTCGATTACGAGGCCGGGGGCGTGGGCATAGAGCTTGATGCCATTCCTGCCGTGCTGGACACGGTGCCGGGCGCGCGCCAGTGGCCCTGGCGGGCGGATGGCGCGCGGCCCGAGACAATCAGTTTTCTGGCGCGCAGGCACGGTTTCAGAATAACGGCGGCCCGGAAATGGCCTGGCAGTGTGGAGGACGGCATTGCCCGCCTGCGGGCGTTCCGCCGCATTGTAGTTCACCCGCGCTGCACGCGCGTTGTGGCCGAGTTCCACAGTTATGCCTACCGGGTCGATCCGGCCACGGAAGATGTCCTGCCTGTTGTGGAGGACGCCAATAATCACTGGATGGATGCCCTGCGCTACGCGTTGGACGGGCTTATTCATAACCGGCGCACCCTGCCGCGCTTTACGGCAGGAACGGTGCGCCAGATCATGAAAATGGACTGAGCATGACAAAGGGTTTTTGGCGTCGCATCACGGCGTGGCGCAGATCTGCACCCCCGCCGGAGCCGCAGGAGCAGGCCGTTGCCGCACAGGCGCGTGACCATGCCCCGGGAAAGGCGCGTCAGGAGCGGTGGCGTGCGGTGGCGGGTGCGCCGGGCATGGATGCGGCGGCGGCGCTGTTTGCGCCGTATCAGCCGCCGTCCAGTGTCCGGGGCGCGGGGGCGGCTCTGGCGCAGGACAGTATGGCCTCCGCCGTATGGGATCATGCCGGTGGCGGGCTCGCGTGGGGTAACGGCATTTTGGCCGAAGGTCTGACATTCAGGGGATACCCAACGCTCGCGGCCATGATGCTGCGTGCGGAGTTCCGCAAGCCGGTTGAAATCATCGCGCGTGAAGCCACGCGGGAGTGGATACGTCTGCGCATCGTCGGGCCGCAGGGAGAAGGCCTGCCGGGGACGACGCCCGAAAACATGCAGGAAGATACGCAAGGCGGGTTGCCGCAGGATACGCAGGCTGTTCCCCCGCAGGCTTACCCGCGTGACGCTGCCGTGCGCCTGCGCGCGGTGGAGCAGGCCTTTGCCCGGCTGGAAGTGCGCGACCTCATGCGCCGTCTGGTGGCGCAGGCGCTTGGCTATGGCATGGGGCATGTCTGGATCGGGCTGAAAGCTACGGCGGGAAGCGAGGCTCTGCCGCTGCGGCTGACCAGCCACGGCGTGGGGCGCGGCCAGCTTGAACGGCTGAGCCTGATCGACCCGGTCTGGACAACACCAGCCGAGTACAATGCGCTCAATCCGCTGGCGGCTGATTATTACCGGCCCACAGGCTGGTGGGTGCAGGGTACGCAGGTGCACGCGACCCGGCTGCTGAGCATGGTGCCTTACGAAGTGCCCGACCTGCTCAAGCCCGCCTATAACTTTGGTGGGCTGGCCCTGCCGCAGATGCTCGAAGCCTCGGTGCAGAATTTCCTGCGCACACGTCAGGCCGTGTCGGACATGATCGGCAATTACGCCACCCGTGTTCTGCGCACCGACATGGCGGGCGGCATGGCAGACCCTGGCGGCGCGCCGGAAATCGATGCCGAAGGTGTTAGCGCGCGTCTTGCAGCCATGAGCGCCTGGCAGAGCAGCAACGGCACGTTTGTGCTCGACCGCGAGACGGAGGATTTCTCCATCAGCACGGCGTCTCTGACAGGATTGTCAGACCTTCAGGCGCAGGCGCAGGAATTCATGGCGGCGGTGCCGGGTATTCCGCTGGTCAAGCTGTTCGGGTTGCAGCCGCAGGGGCTCAATGCCTCATCCGAAGGGGAAATCCGGGTTTTTTACGATGAGATAGCGGCTTTTCAGCAGGCGCATATGGCCCCGGTTCTGCGCGCGCTCCTGCGGGTGGTGCAGCTTGATTTGTGGGGGTGGGTCGATCCCGCGCTGGAGTTCGAGTTCGTGCCGCTGTGGCAGATGTCCGAACAGGAAAGCGCCGCCGTGGAACGGCAGAAAGCCGATATGGACGAAATCAACATCCGTTCCGGCAAGATTACCCCGGCGGAAGCGCGCGCGCGTGAGGCCGCGGACGGCACCAGTCTGTACCGCACGCTGGGCCTGCGCCCTGCCGCGCCCGGCCCGGCGGCTCCCGCAGTACAAAAGGCATCGTCATGACAGGAAAACTCATGAACCCCGCCCTGTGTCTGGCCTACGACCGGGCAGGGTCTGTCCGGCTGATGGACGAGGATGGCCGCCTGCGCGTGGCCGTGACTCCCATTAGCAAGGCGGCGGTCAACCGTTATTTCGGGCGTGAAATTCCGGGGGCGGAGGCGCTGGGTCTGGCGCCTGATCAGGCCTACCGCCTGTTGCGCGCACCCGAAGAGCTTGAAAAGGCGGCTGACAGTTTCAACAGCATTCCGGTTCTGGCCGAGCATGTGCATGTCACGGCCCAGACCCCCCGGCCCGATCTGGTGGTGGGGGCAACCGGCACGGATGCGCGGTTTACCGATCCGTATCTGACCAATGCGCTGGTGCTCTGGAACGCGCAGGCCATCGAAGGCGTGCGCTCGGGAGAACAGCGTGAACTTTCGTGTGCCTATCGCTACGTGCCGGTGATGGAACCGGGGGTCTGGCAGGGCCAGCCATACGATGGGCGCATGACACAGATCCGCGGCAACCACGTCGCTCTTGTGCGCGCGGGGCGCGCCGGGCCGGACGTGCTGGTGGCGGACGCACAACCAAAGGAACATGGAATGGCATTTTCTCCATCGCGCGGGCCGTCCCGTTCGGGGGCGGGCAACGACCGGAGCGACGCCGGGCAGACCGACCCGGCGCGGAGCGGGCCTGTGGGTGAACGCTCCGGGCAGGCCGGGGCTGGCTTGCCGGGGGCTGCTGCGGGTGCTTCTGCCACGGGCGCGCAGGCGTCGGGCCTGTCCGCTGCTGGCGTATCAGCGGGTGCCGGGGCGCAGGCTTCGGGCAAAGCGGGCGTCGAGCCGGAGGCCGGAGTGTGCAGCGCCGCCGAGCTTTTTGCGCAGATGGGTGCTGCCCTGGCATCCGGCGCGCTGGACATGACGGCGGGGCCGCAGGCGCTGGCTGCTTGGCTTGCCCCGTATCTGGCCGGGCCGGAAGGCGCAGCCACCGCCGACCGTTCCTGCACCGATACCGGCGCGGAGGGGGCCATGCAGGCCTCGGCACAGGGCATGGCGCAGGACAGCGCCGTGCGCAGGGCGGTGGATGCCGCCCTTGTGGCTGAGCGTCAGCGCCAGCGCGATGTCAGTGCCGCGCTGATCATGGTGCGCCCGCTGGTGGGCGACGTCCTGGGCATGGACAGCGCCGAAGACATCCTGCGCTACGCCCTGCGTGAATGTGGCGTGCAGACCGACGGCGTGAACATGGCCGGGCTGCGCGCGCTGGTGGCGGCGCGCGCGGGCACGGGCGGTTTTGCGGGTTCATCAACAGGGGCGCAGGACGGCGCGGGGAGCGGGGATTTCTCCGCCCGGTACGGCCTGCGCGCACCGCGCAAGTTTTAAGGAGAGCAGGACATGTCTTTTCCGAATTCCGTTAATTACGGCTGGCCCGCCGGTTTTCCCGGCGCGTGGGCCACGGACAATCCCCGTCGGTTCAAAGTCGCGGGGCCTGACGGCTTTCGCGCAGGGGCAGGCGGGGTCACGGTTGCGGCCTTTGGCTGGGTGCAGGCCGACGGGGTGAGCGTGCTCAACACCGGCACGGGCACGCCCGGCGGCTTTGTGTGCCGCACCCAGCAGGGCGTGCTGACGCAGTATCTGCAGGAAGCCAGCATGACTGTGCCCGAAGGGTTCATGCTGGCTCTGGCCGAAGGGGGCGATGTGTTCGCCCTTTCCACCACGCAGGCCACAAGCGGGCAGGCGGTTTATGCCGCACTGGCCACAGGGGCTATCAGCACCGGCGCTGCCGGGGCCGCCCCCACCGGCACGGTGGAAACAGGCTGGGTGGTGGCGCGCGGCGGGGCTGCGGGCTCGCCCATTATTCTGTCTGGCCCGCTCGCGGCCACAAATTCAGGAAACTGACCGCAATGCGCGATATTTTCAGAAACGATGCCCAGACCCTCGCACGGGACTGGGGTATTCATCTTGCTGGTGTGCGGGGCTATTTTTCTGAAATGGCCATGGACGCGGACCTGCCCGCCTACACGCCCACCACCGCGCCCAACAGCGCGGTGCCCGCGCTGTTCACGACCTATACCGACCCGGTGATCATCCGCGCGCTGGTGACGCCCACCCGTTCCGAGGCCATTTACGGCAGCGCGAAAAAGGGCGACTGGACAACGGACACGGCGCAGTTCCCGGTGGTGGAACTGTCTGGCTATGCCTCGGCCTATGATGACTACAGCGCCAGCGGCACGGCGGATGGCAATGCCAACTGGGTGCCGCGTCAGTCCTTTCATTTCCAGACATGGACACGCTGGGGCGAGCGCGAGGTGGAGCGCATGGGCGCGGCGCGGATTGACTGGGTAAACCAGAAAAATCTTGCCAGTATCTCGGTTCTGAACAAGAACGCCAACGCCATCAACCTGTTTGGTCTTGCTGGTATGGAGCTGTTCGGCGCGCTGAATGATCCTTCCCTGCCCGCCGCCATTGCTCCTGTGGCCAAGGTTGCGCCTTCTGGTAGTGCCGCGCAGGGCAATACCTGGGCGGATATTGCCGACCCGGTTCAGGTCTATGCCGATATTCTCAAGGCTTTTGGCGTACTCAGTACCCAGCTTGGCGGCAACCTGACGCTGGAAAGCCCGATGACGCTGGTTATCCCCACCGAGCGGCAGCAGTGCCTGCTCTATACCAACCAGTATCAGGTTTCGCTCGCGGACCTGCTGAAAAAGAACCTGCCCAACCTGGTGGTGGAAACCCTGCCCGAAGCAGGCACGGCTCTGGCGGGCGGGCAGGCGGCCACCACGCTCATGCAGCTTTTTGCCACGGAAATCGAAGGCCAGCGCAGCGTCACCACGGCCTTTACGGAAAAACTGCGCGCCCATGTGGTCGAACAGTATTCTTCCAATTTCCGCCAGAAGAAATCGCAGGGCACGTGGGGCACCATCTGGTTTTACCCCCATGCCTGCGTGACCATGGCCGGGATCTGAGCCGCTCCGTCTGGCCGGTATGCCTGCGAAATCCTTTTAACAGAACGGACTGTATTCCTGATGGCTCATGCTGTTTCATCCGCCCGGGGGGCGGAAACGCTTACGGTTGTCTGCCGCCTGCCCTCGGGGCTGGTGCTGGACCTGTATGACCCCGAAGACCTGCGCGCCCGTGCGGGTTCTGCCTCGCCTGTCATGGCGCCGCCGGTGCCGCGCGCCAGTGTGCGCCTGGCCGGGGCGCGGCGCGATGCCCGCTTTCATGCCCGTGATAACCGTATGCTGGGCCTTGCGGGGCGCACGCAGGTGGATGCGGCCTTCTGGGAGGCATGGGTGGCGCAGAATCCCGGCTACCTGCCGCTGAAGAACGGGCTGATTTTCGCGCAGGCCCGCGCGGCGGATGCAGAAGCGCGGCTGGCGGAGTGCGCCAGCGAGCGCACGGGACTGGAAGGGCTGGACCCTAACGCCCTGCCGGGGGTTACCCCCGCCCACGCGGACCCCGGCTGATGGTGGCGGCCACGCCGGAGAGCGCGGCGGGCGTGGTGGCGTTTGATTATGCCACCTGGGCCGTGCGCTACCCCGTGCTGGCGCAGGCCGTGACGCAGGATCAGGCTCAGGCCTGTTTTGATCAGGCAACCCTGTATCTGGCCAATACGCCCGCAGGCCCTGTGCGCGATCTGGCGCGCCGGGCCGTGCTGCTGGGGCTGCTGGTGGCGCATATCGCAACACTGGAGCTGCCGCAGGGGCAGGGTGGACAGGCGGGGCTGGTCGGGCGTGTGGCCTCGGCCACGCAGGGGAGCGTTACGGTCAGCACCGCTTACGCCACACTGGACGAGCGGGCGGCGTGGTTTGCCCAGACCTCCTATGGCGCGGCCTTCTGGGCGGCCACGCGGGGACTGCGTCAGGCGCGTTATGTGCCGGATATGCGCCGAAGGAGACCACCGTGGGGCTGAACCTTTTCCTGCTGGCCGGCCCGCTCTGTGCGCAGGCCAGCCCGCCGCAGGCCGCGGTTCTGCATGTCAGCACCGGCAGCACGGTCAATGCCGATGGCAGTGTGACGCCGCTTTATACCGCCATGCCGGTGCAGATCATGGTGCAGCCGCCCGGCCCGCAGGACCTGCAACTGGTGGAAGGGCTCGACCAGCAGGCCGACCTGCGGGTGGTGTACGTCAATGCCGCCGTGCGCGCCCTCAGCCGTTCCTCGCAGACAGGCGGCGATATTTTGGAATTTTCCGGGTCTGACTGGCTCGTGACCCGCTCGGTGGAAGACTGGGGGGCCGATGCCTCGGGAGAGAGTGAATGGGTGAAGGTGGTGGCGACACGGCAGCTTCCGGCCAGTCTGTAACAGTGTCCGCACCCACAGAGGGTGGCGTGGTGGAAAGCCCGTCCGAAAGCGCGGTGTGTGCGGCCCTGCGCGCCTGGCTGCTGGCGGTGCTGCCCGCCGGGGTGGGGGTTGTGGCCGGGCAGTCCAACCGGGTGGCGCCTCCTCTGCCTCCCTTTGCAACGCTCACACTGGCCGGGCGCGAGCGTCTGTCTAGCGGGGGGTGGCGCTACACCGCCACCACGCGCGACCTGACCATGCCCACGCAACTGAGCGTGCTGGTGCGTCTGTTCGGGCCAGGGGCGGGGGATATGGCGCAGCGTGTCATTGCCCTGTGGCGGGACATGCAGGCGGCGGACTTCCTCTCCGCGCAGGGGCTGGCCCTGTTCCCGCTGGACGTGCAGGGCGCGCACCAGAGCGGCTTTGCGACCGCCGAACATCAGTACGAAGACTGCTGGGAGATAACGCTTCTGGCGCAGGTCACATTTATCCTGAGTATTCCGCAGGATTTTGCAACAACTCTGCCGGTTCTGACGATCGGGGCCGATGCAGCTTACCCGCCACAGGAGTAAAACCATGGCAGGCATTCCCATTTCTTCAATTGTGCAGGTTACGCCGGGCGTACTGGTGGCGGGTGGCGGACTGAACGGGCTGACCGGGCTGGTGCTGACACAGCAGACCGCTATCGTACCCGCGGGCACCGTGCTGAGCTACAGCAGCGCTGCGGATGTCGGGACGGCGTTCGGCACAGGTTCGAGCGAATACGCCATGGCACAGGTTTACTTCGCCGGGTATGACACGGCGGTTCTGACGCCCGCCAGCCTGATGTTTGGCGGTTACGCGCCTGCCGCTTCGGGGGCCGAGGCCACGGCCAGCGTGTCCGGCGGCGCTGTCTCGGCCATTGCGGTGGCGCAGGGCGGCAGCGGCTACGAGACCGCCCCGAGCGTCACCTTTTCGGGCGGTGGTGGCACGGGGGCCACGGCGACGGCCACGGTCTCGGGCGGGGTCGTGACGGGTATTACCGTAACCGACGGCGGCACGGGCTACACACAGGCCCCGACCGTAACGCTGGAGGCTGCCAGCCTCGATGCCCCGTCCACGCGCATGGACACCCTGCGCCGGGCCAGCGGGGTCTGGAACGGTTTTGCCCCGGCTTTTGAACCCGCTCTGGAGGAAAAAAAGGCTCTAGCTACGTGGGTTGGCACACAGGACAGCGCCGTATGGGCCGTTCTGTGGGATACAGACCCGCAGGCCGTGACCCAGAACAGCACCACTGCGTTTGGCGTATGGCTGGCGCAGCAGGCGATCGAAGGCGTGTCGGCGGTGTATGGCGGGGCTGTCAGCGCGGCGCTGTGTCTGGGATGGATGGCCTCGCTCTCCTTCGGCACGCGGGCGGGGCGGCAGACGCTGGCCTTCATTCAGGATGCGTCGGGGCTGGTCAGTCCTGCCGTTACGGATGGCACAAGTGCCGCCACCCTGATTGCAAACGGCTATAATTTTTATGGCAGTTACGCCAGCGGCAGCAGTCTGTTCTCTTTCATGCGGCCGGGCAGCGTGTCGGGCCGGTTTGCCTGGGCGGACAGCTTTGTCAACCAGATCTGGCTTAACGCCAGCCTGACAGAGGCTCTGGTGACGCTCCTGCTTAATACCGGGCAGATTCCCTACAATACCGAGGGCGATACCCTTGTAAAAGCCGCCGTGCAGGACACGATCAGCAGCGCGCTGGCCTTTGGGGCCATCCAGCCCGGTGTCAGCCTGACAACCGCGCAGAAACAGCAGATCGCCAATGCGGCGGGGGTTGCGGCGGCTGCGGACGCGGTTGCCGCGCAGGGTTGGTATTTCCAGCCCGGTGTGTCCACGGCGGCGGCCTCCTACCGTGTGGCCCGCACAACGCCGCCCGCGCGGCTGTGGTACGCCGATGGGCAGAGCGTGCAGGCCATTCAGCTCAGCAGTGTCGAGGTGCAGTAAGCATGGCGTACGATATTACGGCGGCTAATGCCGTTTTTACCATTACCGTGGCGGGGCTGTACAACGCGCCCATCACGCTTCAGAACTTTGCGGCCGATCAGGCGTGGGATACGGCGGAGCAGAACTGCGCTGAAACCGAAATGTCGGTGGATGGCTATCTGAACACGGGCTGGACACCTGCGCCGGTTGATCAGGCCATTCATTTTTCGGCCGGGAGCGAAAGCGTTCTGGTGTTCGAGGCCATTATGGCGGCCCAGCAGACGGCGCGCGCCCTGTTCCGGCTGGGGGGTGAGCTGACGCTCACGGGCACCGGGCGGCGCTATACCATGGTCAATGGCGTGCTGCGTGCGATGGCTGTTGCGCCGTCTGCGGGGCGGGTGCTGCACCCGCGTAGCTTTGCCATCCGGTGGCAGTCTGTCTGGCCGGCAGGTGTCTGATGGCGGTGCGTGAAGTCACGCTGAGCGTGCCGATGGAAGACGCTGACCATAACAAGCGTTTTGTCATTACCCGTATGTCCGCCTTCGAGGCGGACAGATGGGGCCGGCACTGTTTGCAGGCTGCCCTGCAGTGCGGCGCCGACCTGACGGATATCACCCCGGAGGACGGGCTGGCGGGGCTGGCGGCAGCGGGCATCGGCCTGTTTGCCGCCATGGAACCCGAGCGGATGGACAGTCTGCTGGAGCGGCTGATGCGCTGTGTCAGCGTGCAGCCAGACCCGGCCAATCCCGTCCTGCGCCGCCCCCTGCATGAAAGCGACATCGAGGAAATTCCCACCGTGGGCTGGCTCCAGAAGGAAGCCTTCGCCCTGCATGTGGATTTTTTCAGGGGCGTCGGCCTGTTGTTCTCCCCTCCCGCGCAGGCGGGCGGGGCGAAGGACAGCCCGCCGCCCGGTGCGTGAATGTAAGCGAAAGACTGGCGCTGGTTGTCTCGGAAGGGCTGGCAAGCCTGAACGATCTGCAAACCCTTTATGACAGCGAAGATTTTGAGATGCTTCTTGAAATGGCGCTGATCAGGCGATGGAACCGCTGAGCGATGGCAATGGCGTATGACAGCCTGCCGGGCATGATCCAGCCCGGCCCAGCATGGGGTTCTGCCGATCTTGCGTGGCAACTTCTGGACATTTTCAGGCGTGCCCGGCGGGTTATGCACGGCGGTGGGGCCGGGCCTTCTGGTGGTATGGGGGGTGCGGCGGTGCCGGGCGTATCGGCGCCTGTGGTGCGGCAGGCCCTGTACCGGACGGAGGGTGAGGGTTTGTCGTCTGGCGCGGATGGCGGAGTATTCCCCATGGCCGAGGGCGGGGCTTTGCGGTTGAGGCAGGGCGTGTCCGGGCGCAGGCTCGGTCAGTCTGGCGGGGGCGTATGGCCGGGCCTTGCCGCGGCGCGGGCGGTAAGGCGGGTGGATACGGCCCGGCGGGCGCAGGTGGTTGCGGCGGGTGTCAGGGCGCGGCAGAGCGGGCTTATGGCGGCGGATATTCTGCCATGGGCAGAGGCTCCGGCGACGCTAGGCGTGCGACGATCCATCCGGCTGGGCGGTAGGCCATCCGCCCTTGCGGCGGCTTATTCGGAGGACGAAGGGGGAGGCTGGAGCCTGCATGGTGGCCAGAGCGGCACTGTCCCTCGCGCGCTGCCCGGCATCGTATCCGGCGCTCGGTCGGGTGTTCTGCCTGGCGCTCTGTCTGGTCGTTCGGCAGGTGTTCTGTCTGTCCGTCGTCGGGGCGTCCGAAATGGTTTGGCGGGCGGGCGCGGCGGGTTCTGGCCCGGCCTGAGTAGCGCGGGTGTCAGCGGGGCGCGGGCATGGGGTGTTGCTACAGGGATGGGGCGCGTCATGCAGGTGCTGGCCGGGGCGGGTGTGGGGCCTATGGCGGACACGCTCGCGCTTGCGGTTCTGCGTGCGAGACTGCCCTATGCGCTGGCCCCGCAGGCGGGTGCCGCTGGCAGGCCGGAGGGGGCCTACGGGTTCGGGTCTGATGGGCAGATCGGCTTTTCTGCTCCGTGGGCAGCAGCGGCATCGGGCGCGGGTCAGTTTGACCCGATGGCTCTGCCCTCGCAGGGGAACAGGGCCTATGTCAGCGGCATGAACACGGCGGTGCAGGCGGCCATGACCCGTACCGCCCTGGCGCCCGTTGTATCCGAACAGCGGCGCAATCCCGTTGCAGGATGTGAAGCATTTTCGGATACGCGCTCTGAACACAAGGCATTTTCGTCTCTGAGCGCGGAGGGCGCGCGAAGCGTGTCCAGTCTCAAGGCGCAGGCCCGGTACGCGAATATGGGCATGAGATAGCAGCCTGCCCCTGTTATTCTGATTGATGAAAGTATGTGGCCATGGCGATGAATTTGGTGTCCCTGCCTGCCGCGTGGGATATTCCCGTGGCGCTCGGGGTGCCCGGATTGCTGGGGCAGTCCTCTACGGCAGGTGTTGCGGCTTCGGCCTCCACGGTTCTGGCGTCCATGTTGGATGATACGCGTATCATGCTGGCGGATGCCCAGTGGGGTATTTTTACGGCCGATAACCAGCCGGTGCTGACATCGGGGCGCGTACGGGCGCTGGATGTGCAGGCGTTCAGCTATGTTTGCGATGCGCCTCAGGAGCAGGGGGCGTTTCTGTCCTATAACAAGGTGCGCCAGCCCAGTCAGTACAGGGTGGAAATGCTGTGCGATGGCTCAGGCCCGGTGTTTGGCGCAGCGGCCGGAGGGAGCGGCGTGCTGGAAAGCCTGCTGGCGGCCACGGGGCTGGTCGGCCCGTCAGCCGATATGCTGATGCGGCGTGGATTCCTGCAAACACTTGAATCGCTCGTGGATGATCTGAACCTGTATAGTGTGGTCACACCGGAAGTCACCTATTCCAACGTGAACGTGCAGAGCTATAGCCTGCGGCGCGAGGCCCAGCATGGCGTGACGTTGCTCTGGGCCGGGATCACGTTGCAGGAAATCCGGCTCGACACCACAACAAGCCCCGGCACGGCCGCGCCCGCCGGGCAGGCCATGCAGTCCGGTGGGGCGGTGCAGGCGGCTGAATCCGCGCTGGATACGGCGGCGCTGTTCTGATGGCGGCTGTTTCCATTCCGCTCAACGCGGTGGCGTATCAGAGCCTGAGCGTACCGCTTTCGGGGCATGTCATTCGTGTGGTGTTGCAGCAGCGCGGCACCGGGTTGTTTGCCTCGCTGTGGTGCGATGGCGCGGCCTGCCTGGTGGGGGTGCTGTGTCAGGATCGGACCTGGCTTGTGCGCAAGGCCTGTTACGGCCTGCCGGGCGATTTTGCCTTTGTTGATACCGAGGGCACGGACGACCCGGATTACACCGGGCTGGCCGGGCGCTTCGTGCTTGTTTACGAGGAGGGGCGCAATGTCTGACAGCGCAGGGGCCGATACCGCGCTGGCGGCGCGGCGGATTGATGTGGCGTTCACCTTCGCGCCTGATCCCTCGCAGGGGGTGGGTGCCGGGGCCGGGGCGGAAACCGTAACGCTCAGCGATTACCGCGTGGCGTGTCAGGTGCTCAGCACCGGGCTCGAAACCGGCATGGTCTGCACCCTGCGGATAGAGGGGATGCCCCCGACACTGGTTAACCGGCTTTCCGCCGCACAGGTGGGCGTGGTGGCACAGGGCCGCAACAGCGTGACTGTCATGGCTGGAGGGGCCGAGGCCGCCCGGCCGGTGATTTTTTCAGGCGGCATTGTCGAGGCGTTCGTGGAATACGAAACCACGCCCGACGCGGTGTTTGTGGTGCAGGCGCATTCCATCGCCCTGCCTGCTGCCCTGCCAGTCAGCCCGACGTCCTTCGGGCGCGATGCGCCGGTGGCCACCATCATGGCGGCGATTGCGGCCAAGGCCGGGCTGGGTTTTGTCAATAACGGCGTGCAGACCGTGCTCAGGGGCGGGGTGTATTACAAGGGGGCTGCCACCGAGCAGATAGATGCCTGCGCCCGCGCTGGCGGGGTTAGCTACCATATCGGCATGGGGCGTTTGTGTATCTGGCCTTTTTCCATGGAAGCGGCACGGTCCGCTGCTGTGCCGGTTTCTGTCGCCACGGGGCTGATAGGCTACCCCGCCTACAGCCA